GCAAAATCAAGTTCGGCCCACGCCTTACCGGTAACGGAAACGTTTACTTCATCGACAGCTTCAAAGTTACGGACGTAACGGATGCCCTCGCGGCCCAGCAAAAAGCTGACTCAGCATTCGCCAATGCACAGCAAGCCGCAGACGCTGCCGGAACAGCACAGACCGCTGCTGACGGCAGGAGCAGGAACTGGTATCAGGACGATGCACCGGCAGGCGTAAGCCACAAGAGCGGGGACACATGGTTCGACACCAACGATGGTAACAGGATCTACAGTTGGAGTACAGCTACCAGCGCATGGATTGACAGGCAGGATACGGCTATTGCCGCTGCTGCCACTGCTGCGTCCGGAGCCAAGACTACAGCCGATGGAAAGAGCACCAGCTACTGGGGACCTACAGCCCCAACAGGTGGAGTTTACAAGAGCGGGGACTTGTTCCTCAACACCGCTGAAGGTAACAAGATGTACCTGTACAACACCAGCGGTGGTGTGACAGGCTGGAAGCCTTTCCAAGACGCGGCGATCTCCATTGCCAACCAAGCCGCGACAGGCGCTCAGGCGACCGCTGACGGCAAGAACAAGAGCTTCTACGAGCCGGTGGCTCCTACAAACGTGCCTGCCGGAACCCTCAAGAAGGGTGACCTCTGGTTCAATACAGCCGTAGGTCAGGGAAACCGTCTCAGCACTTGGGATGGTTCTGCTTGGCAGACCACTCAGGACATGGCTGCTACTATGGTCGAAGTCGCAAAGAAGGGACGTACCTTCACAGGCGGGACGGAGCCTGCTCTTGAGTTCCGCAATGCCACCAATATCTGGATCGACACCTCTCTCGGTGATGCGTTTGCCATCACCAAACGCTGGGACTCCACTCTTAACGCTGGTGTTGGTGGCTGGACGCCTGTCACGGATAAGGCTATTGCTCAGGCCGTGACTGACGCAGGACTTGACGCAAAGGCAAAGGCCGATGCGTCATATGCTGCTGCCATCAACGCACAGGGATTCTCAAGAAACCCTAGCTTTGATACTTGGACTTCATCCGTCCCTGCTAACTACTCACTATACGGCACTGCTGGCTCTGTTGTCAAGGAGACCTCGATCTTCAAGAGAGGCCCGTACGCCCTCCGATTCAGCACCCCGGACACTGCAACACAGGTTGGCCTAAACCTTGCTGGCGGCGCTACTTTGGATCTCCCGAACCTTGAGTTCTATACTGTAGAGCTTGAATTCTACCTCGTGTCCGGTACTCTTGACGGTGCCGGTGTCCGTATTGACTGGACCGGCCTTAGTCCTGCCAGCGGTGCCCCCGTCTACCTCCCTTCTGAGGCACCGGGAGCGGCAACCGGCACATGGCACAGGATTTCCAGAGTCGTCCAGCGACCAACAGCAGCAACCGGCACATGGACCAGCACACGTGGTTACCTTATGGGCAACTATAGCGGGTTCTCCGGGTTCGGCGGTGCTGGTGCGGCAAAGGAACTGATCTTCGATTGGTTCAACATCCGTCCGTCAACCGCTGAAGAGATTCTATCCTACAAGGCCCCGACGTCTGCACAGATCACGTCCCTGAACAACTCTGTCACTGCTACCCAGCTTGCCGCCAATGGCAAGAACAAGGTACACTATGACACTGTAAACGCTACCGGAACAGCCGACGCAGATGGTGTCCCGTTCATCAACGGTGACACATGGTACAAGCGTGACACGGCTAGCCCATTCAGCATTCTTGCACAATGGGAGTACGTTAGTGGTGCTTGGGTGTCCCGTAAGCTTAATGGCGCAAACTTCACAGAAGTTGACGCTGGTACCATTACCGTAGGCTTCCTCCGAGGACAAAACCTGTCTGCGACTGCCATTGATGGTAAGACTGTCACAGGTGCCACCATCCAGACTAACTCCGCTGCGGCCAGCGGAATCAAGCTCACCCCGACTGAACTAGCCGGATACGACGCGTCAGGGCAAAAGAACTTCTCACTGACAACTGGCGGAACCCTTGCGGTTCGCGGTACCATTCAGTCCGGGTCCACCATCTCGGGTGCCAACCTTTCGGCATCGGGCATCTACACCAACGCACTTCCACAGCGCGGCGTGAAGATCATGGATACCGGAATCAACGCATGGAGCGCCACCGGTACCCCGACGTTCATTCTGGATGCTGCCACAGGTCAGGTGGAAGTTCCGGGCCTCAAGGCTAGCTCGATCACCGGCAGCATGATCGCCGGTCAGACCATTTCAGCAGCCAACCTCCTTGTCTCCGACCTCACCAACCTTGTGACAAACGGTACGGGAGATCTGGGTTCCGGTGTAGGTTGGGGAAACGGTCTAATCTATGACACATCAGATACTCCAAGCGAAGTAACTGGAGTATTCAAGTCCACAGCAGGGCAGGGTACTTTCAACCCACCGTCCATCCTCTTCAATGTAGACCCAAATACGGAGTATACAACCGAAGTATGGCTTAAGGCCAGCCTGCCTAACAGCAGGATCTACATCGAACTAAGGGATCAGGCCGGTGCTCACGGTACGGCTGGCATTCTCAAGGGCACACCAGACGTTTCTCAAGGTATATATGTTCTTCAAAACTTCATTGTCCCTACCGTATGGACCAAATATGTTGTAAAGTCCACCACCACGGCAACTGCCACAAAACTTAAAATTGGTGGAATTTTCTTCAACCACACCAATGGAACTGAGCGAAACGCCGTCGTCTCGATGGCTATTTCGGTGCGCCGTCGTTTGGCTGGTAACCTCATCGTAGATGGGGCGATCACCACCGACCACATGTCCTCTAACTCCATTGACGCCAAGGTAATCGCCACCGGAACCCTCACAGGTGACAAGATTGAGGCCGGTGCGATCACCGCTGAGAAGCTGACGGTTGGTATTGGTACAAACCTTATCCCAGACCCCGGCTTCCTGTCAAGTGGTGTAACCGCCCTCCGTCAGGCCGCGTCTACCGTTGGATTGAACGTGGTAGCCAATGCTACCACTGACAACCTAGATCTGACTACGACCACAACCGGTACGTTCTACTTCCGCGCCACAGGTGTAACACAAACCGGAGCGGTATACCGGGACTGGATTCCGGTGAAGCCCGGAGAACGTTACATGTTCTCGGTGGTTATTACGCTCCCTACCGGCATGACAGGTGATGTCCGTCTCACCGGACGCCAAAAGGATGGTGTAAACACCAGCACGTCGTTCGCACTGGAACCTCTGAATGATGACGTTCCTGCGGTTCTTAGCCCATTCCCGCTGCTCGTTGCCGGAACCAACACAATCAATTACTCCGCTAAGGTACCGGCAAACGCATACTGGATGCTGCCCGAAATCCGTCTGGCGAGTGCCATTGGAACAGCTACAATTGAACCTAACGCCATGAGCCTGCGTCGCCGCTCCACAGGCGAACTCATCGTGGACGGCTCAATCACAACCAGCCACATGAAGGTTGGGACCATCGATGGTGGCATTATCTCTGCAAACACCTTGACAGGTGGGCAGGTTGTAGCTAACACAATCTCGTCCGGGAACCTCTTGGTCACTAGTCAGGACAACCTTATCGAGAACGGTGGATTCGAGTACGGCCTAACGTCATGGACGTCTACCCCAGCTTCATTCACACTCGATACTGTTAACGGAAGAAACTCCGGACAGGCACTTAAGGTCACCGGTATCACGGCGCGTGTTATTGGTTCAATCACCAATCCTTATTTCTCCATCGAAAATGATGACTCGTACCGTATTTCAGGGTGGGTCAAGACAACAGCAACATCCGGACACCGTGCAGAAATCTGCATATATTACTACGATGCAAACAAGACATTTGTAACAAACACTAACTACAACATCGATCCTACAGGCAACCCCGATCCGACTGGTGTTGCTGACCCTGCTGTGGGTATTCCGCTGGATAACACGTGGAGATACTTCTCTAAGCTGATCAAGCCACCTACAGGCACATATGCTTACGGGAGAATCCGTCTAAACTCCACTATGACCGCTGCCAGCGCAACAATGTGGTTTGATGACATTTCGGTTGTCCGCGCCACCAACGGTACTCTAATTGTTGATGGATCTATTCAGGCTAACCATATCACTGCCGGTGCAATCGACGCGACCAAGCTTTCTGCTAACGCTGTCACCGCAAGTGCCATCTCGGGTAAGTCGATCACTGCTGACAAGCTTATCATCTCGTCCAGCAATAACCTACTTATCGAGCCTGATTTTAGCCTCAACGGTATCTCATGGACCACCACGCCAACCACCGGTTACATCTCGATCAACCAGACAGCCGGTCGAGGTGCGACCCCTGCTCTCAGGTTCACCGGGACGACTTCGGTGCTGAACAGCTACAACCTGATTGCCAAGGGTCCGGATGTCACCAACAAGATTGCAGTGGATTCTGACAACCGCTTTAGGGCGTCGTTCTGGGTAAAATCCACTGAGGCACTTCCTGTTAATGCGGTCAAGCTTGCAATGCGCCGCTACACTACAGGCACGGCACAGACTGCAATTACAATGGTTGGCAATAACGCGGTACTGGTCCCTAACCAGTGGACACAATTCCAAGCTGTTTCACCGACACTACCAGCGGGCACTAATGGCGTCGGTTCCATCATTGCGCTGGATTTCTACCTTATTGTTGACAACCTCACTACAGGTGGAATTACGGACATTGATGCAGTATCAGTAACTCGCGCAGCAGATGGAAACCTTGTAGTCGATGGTGATATCACTGCATCGAAACTTGATGCTAATATTGTTCTGGCGACGAACATCATTGCCGGTGACCCGAACGGAATTCACGCGTCCATGGAACCGGGCGGGTTCAAGGTCTACGCTCCTGATCCGGGCGGTGGGCCTGCTAAAGAAGTTGTCCGTCTGGGTGTTGCCGCAACCGATGACTACTTCGCCATCACCAAATCTACCGGTGACTTGGCGGCTTCCATCTCGGCGGAAGGTGTCATGTATGCGCTTGACATGAACGCCTCACGCGCCCTATTCTACAAGGGCGACGAGTTGCAGACCTTGCTTGATGACAAGCCTCGCGGTGTTGTTGCGGCAGCTTACCGTGACACTAGCTCTGCGATCAACGGCGGAACCACCAACGGGGATATCCCGTACCTTCGTTTGGAAGCATTCATGGAAGTCGGGCGTGTCTACAAGATCTCCACGTCTCCTTTGAGGATTTCGAGGGATGCTGGTGCGTCAGTGACTGTGGGCATCAAGTACAACAGCACTGGAAATGCAACAACTCCAGCGCTAGCTACGGTGTCCTCCGGTAACTTGACACAGTCTATCGTCTGGGATGAAGCTAACGCCCCGATGATGCAGGAACTGTTCGCCCTTACCACCGGAACTTCCCGCTGGGTCTCCTTCCTGATCTGGCTGGGCGCGGTCGGTGGAAACGCCGGGTTCCGCCCTGCATCAGGGTACCCAGCACGCCTTATCATAGAGGATGTTGGACCAAACCGCAACACCATCGGAAGCGGTGTCTCCGTTGATGGAAACGCTACACCTCCCGCAGCAAAGAACACCTACACCAAGCAGTACAACGCGCTGGGAAGCTCCAGCTACCAAGGAAACGGCACAGTCTACAGCTTCGATGCTGGTAGAATGTACCAAGGGCTGTCCCCTGCCGGTTACGGCAACATGAAGTCGATTGCGTACTACCCAAGCTTTACGGGAGACCTCAGCGGTGCCATCGTGAATAACATCCGAGTATACTTCATGTTTGACCACTGGTACTACAACTCCGGTGGTACTGCACGAATCACCCTGCACGGCCAGTCAGGACTTCCGGCCACGTTCCCGGTCACATACGGAACACCTGCCGTATCCTCCGGAGGATGGCCGAAACCGGGTGACCGTTGGGTGACTATCCCATCCAGCTACTACGGAGGGTTCGTCAACGGAACCTACAAGGGCGTTGCTCTTGAAGGTGACAGCACTTATGGTACGTATGGTATCGCCCAGCGTCCAGTTATTGAAATCAGTTACACTAAGTAAGGAATCAGATGTCTAATCTACTGAAATATGCCCGAGCAAGAGACGACCAGAATTTCATCTGGCGAATCGCTGCCGCCATGATGGTCCACGCGCAGGAAATCGAACACTGGGAGTTGGCTGCAAATCAGCGAGCATTGGTGACATGGGTGCTGGCTAACCCTATGGTGGCCCACCAGACTATGGTGAATCACGTGTCCACCAACACAGCAATTGCAGCTAATGTGGTTGTGGAGAATGGGGCAGTCAATACCGACAGCGTCCCGGATGATGACATACAGTATGTCGTCAATCAGGCTTGGGATGCCGTAGCGCTTAGCGCATTCTAGCCCGTAGAGGGAGTGCTGTCCATGAGTGGTGGCACTCCCTCTTTCTTTCTACGGTATAATGGAATTACTACGAATTGACGAATAGGAACCCCATGTCAGACTACCCAGACATTGACTACTCAGCCGTTGCCAAGTCCTTTGCAACAGATTACGCTACTGAAGTCTTCATGAAGAAGCAGTATGAGAATATCATTGGAACGCTCAAGGCGCAACGTGACACCCTCCAGATCCAGCTAAATGATGCCAACGCGAGGCTTGCGGCCATTCACAACGACGCACCATCAACCGAGGGTGCACCGACGCCCCAGTAGAATCTCCCGCCCTGTCTTTTATATACGGTATAATTGTAGTATACATAAGACGAAAGAAGTAGCTATGGAATTCTCCGTTAGAGACGGAGTTCGGAAGCTGGAGTTCGACGGCACAATGCTGTCATCCAGTTCAAGCCGACTCCCCAATAAGCCGCGCTGGGTTGAGTTCAGCGTATACCGCACACCTAAAGGCCAATATGTTCTGTCCCGCATTGGGTACAGTATCTTCTACCATGCCAAGGAGTGCTATACAGTATCACGGAACAGCCTCAGCGCTGTGGACGGTCTGACACTTGCCGGTGATTACGTGGCCTGCACAACCTGCAAGCCGAAGCGGGCGGACATGGAAGGCGTGTTCCCCGAGACTCCGCGCTTCGCCGCGTGGGTTTGCTCCGATGCGTTAGGTGTGGTAAACTCGCTCATGAAGGAGGACGACAACGGAACGGAGTACCTTACCAACGTCGCACGCCGCCTGCTGGTGGATGCCTCCGTACATGACCCGGATATTGCCGATGCCTTCTACGTGGACCGCATCGAATAGACTTTTGGCACGCCCTGTGGTAGAATGAAGGTTCTACGAAAGGACACCATTGTTTATTCTGATTGACACGGACTCCAAGGGTCTGGTACCATTCTTCGACCTCATCAACGAGATTGATGACAAGCCTGTACTGTCTATCACTGACCTCGATGACCTCAGTGACTACACTCCGGGCGGATCATTCCACGTCGTGGACCTTCTGAGTGAGTCCATCGAACTTTACCGCTGGGAACAGCTTGCATACGCTTCGAGAGGTGCCCGAGTTTGGTCCAACAATAACTGGTTCTGGGAAGACTCTCCCGTATGGGCTGGCAAGGTTCCGGAAGCTGACAAGATCCGTAAGGTGTTTGTTGACGCTTCCAACGCTGAGACCCGCGCTGGACATTTCGCCTCGTTTGGTGTAAACTACATCGGTCGGACCAAGTTGAACCCGCGAAACATCTTCGTGCTGGACAACAAGAAGGGCAATCCGCTCCACGACCCGGCCAAGGATGCCTCTCTGGAGGCCCTGTATGGCTCTCTCCCGGACGATTGGTGGGGTTCCTGTGGATTTGTATCCTCCGGAAATCCTGACAAGCTGGGGGCCTTCCTAGACGAGTTCCAAGGCGACGTGATTCCACTGGCATTCACCACCGGAGCGTTCTCCAAGCTCAAGTATCTTGGGCTGGAGTACGTCGAGATGGGTGTCCCGGACGGCACTTCTGCCTACGGTGTTACTGCCCGTGAAGCCTCCAACCGTCTCAGCTACAAGCTGAGCGAGCCTGAAGCAGCAGTCGAACCGCCAGCAAATCCAAGTTGGCTGCAACTGTAACAGTTTTTCAAACCAATTGATAGACGTACCCAACTTCGGTTGGGTGCGTCTGTCTTTGGGCAAAATACAAAGAAAAGAGCAATATTGCCACGACTACCAAGTGATATCGACCTACGGCTGGTAAGCTGCATTGACGATCTCTTTGATCTGAAGCGGTGGATGGGCGAGCGCAGAGATGTGATGGGCCTTGACACCGAAACTTCAGGGCTTGATCCCTACGTCCAAGGAGCCAAGCTCCGCTTAATCCAGATCGGGGACCACCACACCGGCTGGGCCATCCCGTGGGAAGGCTGGGGCGGTGCGGCCCTCGAATGCATGAATGCATGGGACGGCAGATTTACCCTACACAATGCTTCCTTCGATGCCAAGTGGCTCAAGGAACACGCCAACTGGGATATGCCGTGGGACCGCACGGATGATACAATGATCATGGCCCAGATCGAGCGTCCGGGCGGGCGCAACGACCTGAAGCACCTCTCAACACAGTTCATCGACCCGATGGCTGATGCCGGTCAGAAGGAACTCAAGGATGCCATGAAGACTCATGGCTGGGGCTGGGGTGACATTCCGGTTGACTTTGAAGCCTACTGGGTGTACTCGGCTCTTGACCCGATCCTCGCCGCACATCTCTGGTCACACTTCAGGACGGATCTCTCCTTCCCGCAAGCCTACGACCTTGAGATGTCTGTCCGTCGAATCTGCACGGACATGGAGACCAAGGGCATGCGAGTGGACCTTGAGTACTCCCAGAAGCGCTACGATGAACTGAAGGCTCATGTGGAGTCTTCCAAGCAGTGGGCACAGGACAACTGGGGAATCTCCATTGGCTCCAACCCGCAGCTTGCGGACTTCTTTGAGAACACGCTGGGCGCACAGTTCGATGTGTTCTCCAAGACTTCGGGCAAGCCGTCCGTAGCCAAGGAGCAGTTGGATCTCTTTGCCAACTCCGAAGACCCAACCGTCGCCGGAGTCGCCAACTTCATTGTTCAGGTACGCAACGCGGACAAGATGTCCAACAGCTACTTCAAGAACTTCCTTGAAATGAACACCGATGGAGTGGTTCACCCGTCTATCAAGACTATGGGTGCCCGCACTGGCCGTATGTCAGTGACCGCTCCGGCACTCCAGACGCTGCCCAAGGATGACTCCATGGGCGTCCGTAAGGCATTCCTCCCGCGTAATCCGGGTGAGGTTCTGATTTCTTGTGACTACTCACAGGTTGAAATGCGTCTTCTGGCACACTTCTCCGGAGATGCTGCCCTTCAGGCTGCATTCAAGGAAGCTGACTTGACTGGCGGGGACTTCTTTGTTAGCATTGGGCGACAGGTCTACAACGATCCTAACTTCTCAAAGAAGGACAAGCGCCGTGGCCTGATGAAGGGCGTCATGTACGGTGCCGCCTACGGTTCCGGCATCCAGAAGATGGCCGACACTGCGGGCGTGACGTTTGAGGAGATGAAGAAAGTCTCTGATGACATCTTCGCGGCGTACCCCGGAATCAAGACGTTCATGGCTGAGACCGAATACTTGGGCACTCAGCGTGAAGCGGACGAGGGTGTAGGCTACATTGTAACCGGCACCGGTCGCCACATTCCGGCTGACAAGGGCAAGATGTACGCCCTGACCAACTACACGTTGCAGGGAACTGCCGCCGAACTGATGAAGAAGGCCATCGTCCGTCTGGATGCTGCTGGCTACGGCCCGTACATGCAGATGGCTATTCACGACGAGATGATCTTCTCCATGCCTCCCGAGATGGTAGACGAAGCGCTTCCTGAAATTGAAGCACTGATGTCCTACGTCAACGGTGAGTTCGATGTGGACCTTCCGGCTGAACCTGAGGTTATCGGTAGCCTCAACTGGGGAAGCAAGTACGCAGCATGATACTCTGTAAATGCCAGTGTGACTACCTCCTCGCCATCGATCCCGGTCTGATGACCGGCGTGTGCCTCATCGACCTAAGAAATCGGGAAGATCCGGCCATGCTGTGGTCCGATGAGGTCACGGTGTCTGAGTTCCACGACAAAATCGCGGACCTTGTTTCACAGGAGAAAACTCATGTTGTCATGGAGGACTTCAAGATCACGGTTGAGACGGGAAAACTCTCGGAACAGCCGTGGTCCCTCCACCTCATCGGCGTGGTCAACTACCTTGGATACCTCCACGGGACCGCTGTTGACATGCAACTGCCATCCCAGAAGCCATTCGCTACGTCTGAAAAGATGAAGAAGGTTGGCTTCTGGCACGTCGGGGAGGACGGCCACGCCAACGATGCACTGAAGCACGCGCTGATCTGGATCGTTGACCGCAACCGGAAGTGGACAAAGAAGATGCTTGTGTGATAGAATAAAGAACTGACGAAAGAGAACTATGGCGCTACTCGCTGAGATCCATGAAAAAGATCCCACTAAAATAAAGGTAACAGAGTTCGAGTGGAGATACAAGATCCTTCTCAACTCCATTCCATCCGCACACTATGACGGCAAGACAGAATCGTGGACCTACGCACTGTCGTGGCAGACCTGTCTTGCACTCCAATCCACCTTCAAGCAGAACCTCCAAGTTGGAGACAAGCTCAAAGAGTGGATGAAATGGCTATACACTAACACCATCGTGCCCGCATACAACATGCGGTCCGAGATCACTCCTGATGGCTGGGAAGATGTCATGCCCGATGTGGGACTGTACCCGCACCAGAAGGGTGATGTCGCTTTCCTTTCCACGGTAAAACGTGGTATGCTGTTCAACGGGATGGGTTCCGGTAAGTCGATCTCATCGACAGCCGCCATCCGCCAGTTGGCCGCACAGGGTGAAGAAGTCTTCCCGATGCTTGTTGCCTGCCCGAACTCAACCAAAATGGGTTGGAAGAAGGAAATCCTCAAGGTCTGGCCGGGACTGAAGATCAACGTGATCGACGGAACGGCCACACAGCGGCGCAAGTTGCTGGAAGAGGAAGCCCATGTGTATATTATTAACTGGGAATCCATTCGCTCGCACTCCAAGCTCAAGCCTTACGGCGGCGCTCCACCTCTCAAAAGGTGCCCGGAGTGCAAGGGTCTGGACAACAAGGTGAAGCCTGCCTCCTGCGAGGCTCACGTGAAGGAACTTAACCTGATAGACTTCAAGTCTGTCATCGGTGATGAGATCCACCGCATCAAGGACCCAGCATCCAAGACTGCCCGCGCTTTCAAGGCGGCAACCGGGGACGCTGAGTTCAGGATCGGCCTGTCGGGTACACCGATTGCGTCCACTCCTGAGGACCTGTATTCTCCGCTGCACTGGCTGTTCCCGGAAGCTTATCCGTCCAAGAACAAGTACATCGACCGCTTCTGCATGACGGCGGATTCGGCGTGGGGCGGCAAGATCGTGATTGGCATCAGGCCCGAGATGGAACAAGAGTTCTTCAACGGCATCGACCCGTTCACCCGGCGCATGTCAAAGGAAGTCATTCTTCCGTTCCTGCCTCCGATTGTCTACGAACGTAGAGATGTGGAGATGGGCGCGAAGAAGAAGAAGGCTTACGAGCAGATGCGTGACCAGATGATTGCCGAAGTAACTGATGGCGACATTATCTACACCACGTCTCCGCTGACCAAGCTCACCCGCATGCTTCAGTTCTCTTCTGCTTACGCGGAAGTGGAGTACACGGATGTGTATGACCCGACACTGGATGCAGTTGTCAACAAGGCACAAGTCCGTTTGTCGGACCCGTCCTGCAAGCTTGACGCTTTCATGGACGACCTGTCCGACTTTGGTGACGAGTCACTGGTAGTCTTTGCAGTATCTTCCCAGCTTATCAACATGCTATCAGCACGTCTGGAAAAGCTCAAGATCCCTCACGGACTCATTACCGGTGATCAGGATGCCAAGGAGCGGGAAATCCACATGGAGAACTTCCAAGCAGGGCGTACCAAGTACATCCTGTGCACCATTGCAGCCGGTGGTACTGGTATTACCTTGACTCAGGGCAGCACCGCCGTATTCCTTCAGCGTTCTTGGTCCATGATCGAGAACATGCAGGCTGAGGCACGTGTGCACCGCATCGGTTCCGAGAAGTACGAATCCATCCGGATTTTAGACTACGTTACCACTGGCTCAAGCGAGGAAATCGTGTTCAAGGCTGTGGCTGAAAAGTCCAACCAGCTTGAATACATCCTCCGCGACAAGCACCTAATGGAGAAGTTCCTCAACGGGGAACTCTCCGAAAAACCAGACAAGAAAGAAGACGAATGACCGACGCAGTAACCAACGAGACTCTTGACCCTGAGCTACCTGTCAAGGTAACTTACCGGGACGATATGACCGTTATCCTGATCGACTCCATGGGCACTGAGGACCGCGCTGTACAGGTCGCTAGGGTTAGTACCCAAGGACCTGATTCTAGGGAAGCAGCGGGCAACACACGGCTTCTGAAGACCCTGTACCGTGAAGAGCACGGAGTGCCGTTCGAGCACATCTACTTCACGTTCTATCTGGAGGTCCCGATCTTCGTGTCCCGCCAGATCGTGAAGCACCGCATCTCGTCCATCAACGAGGAATCCGGAAGGTACCGTGAGTTCCTGCCGAACTTCTACCTCCCGAATGATGAGCGCCAGCTTGTTCAGGTCGGCAAGACGATGGACTACAACTTTGTGGATGGCCGTCCGGACCAGTACGAGGCTGTCAAGTTCGTGACTCAGGCGCAGAGTCAGGCATTCTGGGACAACTACAGCACTCTTCTTGAGTTCGGTATTGCCAAAGAAGTAGCACGAATGACGATGCCTGTCAACACGTACACGTCCATGTTCTTCACTCTGAACCTTCGTAGCCTGATGAACTTCATCCGGAAGCGCAAGGTCTGGGAGGGCGCACGAGTGGTCTCCCACGCCCAGAAGGAGATCGAAATGGTCACGGACCAGATGGTCGAGATCATCAAGGAGCGGTTCCCGAATGTCTGGGATTCGTTCGTAGACGGTGGCTACGAAGCCATTTGACATTCAAACAAAGTTAGGCTAGAATGGGATACAACACAGAGCCTTACTTGGGGAGGAGTCCGGAGTCGGTGTCCATCACCAACTCCGAGATTCAGACCTTCAAGGATTGCAAGAGAAAATGGTGGCTTGGTACTTACCGAGCGCTGAAGCCCAAGAGCAAGACCTATGTCGGACCCCTTACACTGGGCATCCGAATCCACAACGCCCTAGAAGCCTTCTACACTACTGGAGAGAATCCGGTAGACGAGTACGAGCGTCTTCAAAGAATCGACAACAAGCTCTTCACGGAGAGCAACGATTCCAACTTTGAGGATAAGGTCAAGAAGTTCAACTCTGAAGCTGAACTTGGCCGCATCATGCTTGAAGGCTACATGGAGTGGATGGCAGAAGAGAATCCTGACGCGGACCTCGAAGTGATCGGTGCGGAGAAGAAACTCTCCACCCGGCTGGAGATGGACCCGCGTGTGGAGCTAATGGGTAAGACCGACCTCAAGGTAAAGCGTGCCTCCAACGGGAAGCACGCCCTCCTTGACCACAAGACGGCCCAATCATTCAACATGTACTACGAAACCTCCCACATGTCCGAACAGCTTATGCTGTACGTGCTGCTGGAGAAGATGGACACCGTCAACGGTGATCCTTTGGTAGACGGCGGAATCTACAACCTTATCAAGAAGGTCAAGAGATCCGGAACAGCCAAGCCCCCGTTCTACGAGCGCTTGGATGTCCGGTTCAACGACAAGACTCTACAGTCTTTCTGGATTAGGACAATGGGTACTGTTCGTGATATAATGGAACTACGAGACCGGCTGGACGCTGGCGAGGACCACAAGTTCTACGCTTATCCCAGCCCTACCAAAGATTGCACTTGGAAATGTCCATTCTTCCAAGTATGTCCAATGTTTGATGACGGTTCGTCTGCGGAAGCAATGCTTGAAGAACTCTACGAGCAAGTTGATCCGAATGCGCGATATGAAGATGAAAACGAAACATAAGAAAGAGGACTACATTGTCCGATAGAGCAGTAACAATCCTAATGCATGGACTGTCTGGCGCGGGTAAAACAACCTGTTCTGTGACCGCACCGAAACCCTTGCTCCTACTTGACGTAGAAATGGCAAGCAGGTTTGTCCGTGGCCGTAAGATCAAATGGAACCCACTCACTGAGGCCCCGCCTGTTGCTGATGGAACTTGGGATATCTGCGTGGTATCCGTCAACGAGTTCCAGAAGGCACAGGTAGCGTACGAGTACCTGAAGAGCGGTAACCACCCGTTCAAGTCCGTTGTTGTTGACTCCATCTCCGAACTACAGTCTAAGGCTGTAGAGAAGATCAAGGGTCGCCAGCAGTTCCAGACTCAGGACTGGGGAAAGCTTCTGTCCGTCATGAGCTTCTTCTGCAAGGATCTTCGTGACCTTGCTGAAGCTGATGACCAGATCGAAGCGATCATCATCACGGCCACGTCCAAAGACTACGACGGAATTATCAAGCCGTACCTTCAGGGCCAGATTGCATCTCAGGCTCCGTACTGGTTTGACATCACCGGCTACCTTTACGTCCAGCAGGTCGCTGACGCACAGGGAACCATTACGGACTCCCGTAATCTTCTGATCGGTAACCACCCGAACTATGAGGCTAAGTCTCGTGTTCCGGGCCTTCCGACAGTGATTGAGAACCCCAACGTGTCGTCCCTCTTGGATTCCATCTTCGGTCCCGAAGACGTGGTCCAGCAGGAACCGGTCGCGGCTCCAGCTTTGCAGGAACCGGTTGCCGCACCAGCGGGCCAGCCAGAACCTCCTAGCCTCTAAATCTCCCTCCAATATAACTGAATATTCAAACAAAAACAATACACCTGATAGGAAAATACAGAATGCCAGCTAAGTCTTGGAAAGAACTGATGAACGACGCCGAAGAGGGCGCAAAGGAATTTACTATCCTCGATGAGGGTATGTACTCCTTCGTTGTCAAGGACGCAGCAAAGGTCGGCACGACCTCAAAGGACAACCCCAAGTTCACCATCAACCCGTCCGTTGAATCCGGCCCGCGTGCAAATGCCCGCGTTTACCACGACTTCATCGTGTCTGACAGCGCTTTCGCCATGAAGAACTTCTTCTTCGGTGATCTCGCTATTCTGGGTCTTGGTGCTTCGTTCTTCGACACCAACCCGACCGACCAGCAGATTGCACAGGCTCTTCAGGGCCGTCGCTTCGTTGCTGAAGTATTCCACGAGCCGGGTCACAGCGATCCGACCAAGAAGTTCGCACGTCTGCGCAACTTCGCGGCTCCGACCAATGCGGCTCCGTCCGCAGGCGTTCCGGGCGGTCTTCCGTCCGTTGCTCCTGCCCCGATTGCAGCGGCTGCTCCCGTAGCTGCTCCGATTGATGCAGGCTCGCCGTGGGCAACTCCCGCTGCAACACCGGCACCGGCTTTCAACAACTCGGTTCCGCTCCCGCCGTCCTTCGGCTAATCACCACCCTCTAGAGTGTGGCCCTGTGACTTCGGTTGCAGGGCCACACTTTTCCCTATACACTAAAGAAAAGGTTCAAATTGTCTATCGAACAGGTCCGCGAGTTCAACACCACTTTCGGAGTCGCAATGTCCGAAACCCCCACTACCCGCGTCCCGGCAGCAGGTCTCCGGTACGAACTGATCCGCGAAGAATTTGAAGAGTACGTAGTCGCCGTGCAGGATCTGGATATCGTTGAGATTGCTGACGCTCTCGGTGACATCCTCTACGTGGCCGATGGGGCCGCACTGGTGTTTGGTGTAGCTGATCAGCTACTCCCGATCCAAACAAAAATCGGCCGCTTTGACACAATCTTGAGCGAGTTGAAGATTGCAATTCTTTGGAATGACACTAAGGATCTCGTGAGGGTCTTGTCGAATATCAGATCCGCTGTATACACCCTCGGAGAAGGATACGGGATTGGTATCGACGCTGTGGTGGATGCCATCCACAAGTCGAACATGTCCAAGCTGGGCGCTGACGGCAAGCCTGTCTACCGTGAAGGCGACGGCAAGGTCATGAAGGGTCCGGACTACAAGACCCCGACCGATGACATCCGCAAGCTGGTATTCGGAGACAACTATGCTCCAGCAGCGGAATGACTTCGAAGACCTCCGGGAAGAGCTTGTAGCTCTCGGCTACACCGGAGAGCACAGGGACGATGAGAGCGTCATACAGGGCCTCGTAGCGGTCCACCTGACCTTGGAGACCTTGGACGTATCTGAGGCCGCGAGAGAGGCCATTCTGGACCTCCTGAGTGCCACTGGGCGGCAAGACATTGCCAGCCTCCCGGACCTTTCTGAAGAGTCGTGGCAGAGCTTCGACTACGGCAACGTCAAGCTCTTTGACCTTGTCCGGATCAAGCACGACGCGTACGATTCTGACACCGGAGTAAAACACAACGGTTTGGTGGGTATCCTCACCGACATGCGGGGCGGTCAATGCACCGTCAAGTACCTTGGATTGGCCTCCAGAAGCAGCCAGCGCCACCCGATGGAGAAACTTGACTCCCTCAAAGGCGTGTACAATAGAAGACCCTCACAAAATACCTAGGAGAACATAAATGGTGACAGTATACACCAAACCGTCTTGCGTTCAATGCAACGCCACCTACCGCGCCCTCGACAAGAAGGGCATCCCGTACAACAGCGTTGACATCACGGTCGATGACGCGGCCCGAGAGGAACTGATTGCTCTCGGCTACCAGCAGGCTCCCGTGGTCAGCGCACCCATCGGCAACTGGTCCGGGTACAATCCCGGTAAGATCGATGAACTTGCAGAGTTCTTCGCTCAGCCTGTAGGATAGTAGTGCTGGTGTTCTTTAGCTCCACTACCGAGAACACCGCCAGATTTGTAGAAAAACTTGACGTACCTGCCGTGCGTATCCCGCTCAAAGCATCCGAAGCTGCTGAGTTCACCGTAGACGAAGATTTCGTACTCGTGACTCCAACATACGCGGATGGCCGGGTTCCGCCGCAGGTCGTCAAGTTTTTGAATTTGGAGCAAAATAGGGTAAGATGTAAGGGAGTGATCGGTTCAGGTAACCGGAACTTCTTCGAAGATTTCGCTAAGGCCGGAGACATCATATCCGCCAAGCTACAAGTGCCACTTCTCTACCAGTTTGAGTTGGCAGGCACCCCAGAAGACATTACTAAGACACAAGAAGGACTGAATAATTTTTGGCAAAAGTAACAGATGAATCACCAGTTGAACTGAACGCAGAACTGAACCTCTATGGTCCGGACGGCAAGATCCAGTTCGCCAAGGACAAGGAAGCTGCGAAACAATTCTTCCTCCAGACCGTGAACCCCACAACACAGCACTTCTATACACTAGAAGAGAAGCTTAACTTCCTCTTCGACAACGAATACTACGAGCGACAGGTCTTTGAGCAGTACGACTTTGAGGATCTGAAGGGACTCTACCAGCTTGTCTACAGCTACAAGCCGCGTTTCGAGTCCTATTTCTCCGCATTCAAGTACGACAAGCAGTACGGCATGAAGTCCTTCGACGGCAAGACCCGGCTGGAGCGTTTTGAGGACCGTGTTGTAGCCAACGCTGCCCTGCTTGGCCGTGGCAACATCGAGCATGCCCGGAAGATTGCTGTGGAGATCGTCACCGGGCGTCTCCAGCCTGCCACTCCCACGTTCTCCAACGCTGGCAAGGCTCAGCGTGGCGAGTTCGTCTCGTGCTTCCTGCTCCGTCTGGAAGACAACATGGAGTCCATCGGTCGCGGAATCAACTCTGCCCTCCAGCTTTCCAAGCGTGGTGGCGGTGTGGCTCTGCTTCTGTCCAACATCCGTGAGTTCGAAGCACCGATCAAGCAACACGAGAAGGCCTCTTCGGGTATCATCCCGGTCATGAAGCTTCTGGAGAACTCCTTCAGCTACGCGAACCAGCTTGGCACCCGTCAGGGCGCTGGAGCGGTCTACCTGAACGCGCACCATCCGGACATTGCCAAGTTCCTCGACACCAAGCGTGAGAACGCGGACGAGAAGATCCGTATCAAGACCCTCTCCCTCGGTGTTGTAGTCCCTGACATCACGTACGAGCTTGCCAAGAACAACGAAGACATGTATCTCTTCTCACCTTATGACGTGGAACGCGTCTATGGCAAGCCTTTCGCGGATATTTCTGTGACGGAACTGTACCGCGAGATGGTTGCCGACGCCCGGATCAAGAAGTACAAGTTCGAGGGCGGCGCACGTGGCTTCCTTCAGACCACGGCTGAACTTCTGTTCGAATCCGGCTACCCGTACATCCTCTTTGAGGACAACGCAAACAGGGCACACGCCAACGACAAGCTTGGACGCATCAACATGTCCAACCTTTGTACGGAGATCCTTCAGGCGAACACTGAGTCTGTATTCAACGACGACCTGTCTTACGACACCGTAGGCCGCGACATCTCCTGTAACCTCGCGTCACTGAACATTGCGAAAACGATGGAAGGTGGTAAGCTGGGTGAAACCGTGGCAACCGCCATCCGTGCCCTGTCCGCTGTTTCTGACCTGTCCGAAATCAACTCGGTCCCGTCCGTGGCAGAAGGCAACCGCAGAAGCCGTGCCATCGGTCTCGGCCAGATGAACCTTCACGGATTCTTCATCAAGCACGGCTGGAAGTACGGTAGCCCGGAGTCTCTTGACTTCACCAACGCCTACTTCATGACTGTCGCGTACCACGCGTACAAGGCCTCCATGGAGCTTGCCAAGGAAACCGGAAGCCCGTTTGACGGATTCGAAGTCTCCAAGTATGCTGATCACAAGTACCTGAAGGCCAAATACGCGCCGAGCGCTGACCTTGCTACTCCTTCTGAGAGCGTTGCCAAGGTCTTTGCAGACTACGGTGTGGCTGTCCCTGACTGGTCTGACTGGACCGAATTGGCCCACGAGATCGCTGAGCACGGCCTTTACAACGCCTACCTTCAGGCGATCCCGCCGACAGGTTCAATCTCGTACATCAACTACTCCACCAGCAGCATTCACCCGGTGGCACAGGCAGTTGAGACCCGCAAGGAAGGTCTGACAGGGCGAGTTTACTTCCCACAGCCTTACGTAACCAACGAGAACTACGCAGATGTCGAAGACGCGTATCAGGTTGGCCCGGAACGCACCATCGATGTTTACGCTGAGGCAACAAAGCACGTCGATCAGGGCCTCTCGCTGACGCTGTTCTTCCCGGATACCGCGACAACTCGTGACATCAACAAGGCACAGATGTACGCATGGCGGCGCGGAATTAAGACGCTTTACTATTCGAGGGTCCGTCAAGGTGATCTTGCCGGGACCGAGCTTGAGGGTTGCGTTTCTTGCGCCCTATAGTCTAACCACTCTGGGCCATCTTCTACTAGGTGGCCCAGAGTACCCTTATATCTAACAATTTTACGAAGGAGACGAATGTCGAAAGAAGCCATCAACTGGAACCGCATCGAGGATGAAAAGGATGTTGAGGTCTGGAACAGGCTTACTAGCAACTTCTGGCTCCCGGAGAAGGTCCCGCTGTCCAACGACGTGAAGACGTGGGCAACCCTGACCCCGGACGAGCAGCAGACCACCATGCGGGTCTTTACCGGCCTGACCCTGCTGGACACCATTCAGGGCACGGTAGGCGCTGTAAGCCTCATCAAGGACGCTGTGACTGCCCATGAAGAGGCAGTGTACACCAACATTGCGTTCATGGAGTCGGTGCACGCGAAGTCCTACTCATCCATCTTCTCTACACTATGCTCCACCAAAGAGATCGATGAAGCTTTTGCATGGTCCAAGGCCAACAAGCAGCTTCAGGCCAAGGCAAACCTTGTGCTGGATGACTACACTGACACCGACCCGCACAAGAAGAAGATCGCTTCGACTCTGCTTGAGAGCTTCCTCTTCTACTCGGGCTTCTACCTTCCGCTGTACTGGTCTTCCCGGACCAAGTTGACAAACACGGCTGACCTCATTAGGCTGATCATCCGAGACGAGGCCGTTCACGGCTACTACATCGGTTACAAGTACCAGCAGGGTCAGGCCAAGCTCACGGCTGAGGAACGTGCCTACTACAAGGACTACACCTATGATCTCCTGCTGGAGCTTTACGCTGTCGAATGCCAGTACGCTCAGGAACTCTACGACGGCATGGGCCTCACTGAGGATGTCAAGAAGTTCCTGCACTACAACGCCAACAAGGCACTCCAGAATCTTGGCTACGACGCTCTGTTCCCGGCTAATGTAGCCGACGTTTCGGCGTCCATCCTCTCGGCCCTGTCTCCAAACGCCAACGAGAACCACGATTTCTTCTCTGGCTCAGGTTCATCCTACGTGATCGGCAAGACGGTCGCCTTGGATGACGGCGACTTCGACTTCTAATCTAAGGTCCAACTCTCCGGTATTTCCGGAGGGTTGGACTTTTCTTTTGCCCCGTGGTAAGCTGTAAGCATGAGTAAAGAACCAGAGTTTGAGAAGTGCCCCGACTGTCAGGTCGATCCGGGTGAGCGCCATGAAGACGGCTGCGACGTAACCCGTTGCCGGTACACCGGAACACAGTTGCTTATGTGCGGTTTTGAGTTCGGCGGATTCCTGCCCAACGGGGGCATTGATCTGGTTGAGACCCGCAACCACGAGTGTGAGCCGTGCGTCTGGACAGGGGAGTGGCCCGGAGTCAAGGTCTGCCGGGACAACGGATGGTACACTACAATGGTTGGTTTCGACGGACCTACGGAAGACTTGAACAGCGTTACTCAGCGAGCCGTCTGGAACCCTGAACTTGAGGACTGGGAGGCCCGCAAATGAGGATCGGAATCGACATCGGCAACGTCATCATTGGTGGCGGTGGAGACGACACACAGTTCTTCACCGACCAGTTCCTACAGACCCCAGCGGTAGCAGGGGCGAAGATGTCCATACAGCGTCTGGCAACCCACGATAAGGTCGAAGTCATCCACATCATCTCTAAGTGTGGCGTGAAGACCGAAGAGCGGAGCATCCACTGGCTCAACTGGAACAATCTTCTTGGTGCTACAGTGCGCCCACACAACGTACACTTCGTACGGAAGCGGCACCTAAAGGCTCCTATGGCACAGGCCCTTGAGCTTGACATCTTCATCGATGACAGGCAAGATGTACTTGAGCACATGGCAGACATTGTGCCGGATCTCATCCTGTTCACCTCATGGGAACAGACCAACAAGGAGTTGCAGGAGATATTTGACGCCGCTGCTGAAGGGTGATATTGTTAAGATCACCGCAGAGAACACCGACAAGCTCGGTTTGATTTCTGAAGTCGTAGATGATACAATGATACGAGTAGGAAAGAATTGGTACCTTACCGAAGAGTTCGAAATCGAACTGCTTCACCGAGAAGTTGACACAGCCTCTCAGAGTATGGTATAATAGAAGTACACGAAGCGCTGGAGAAGGTTACTTCTTTGGGTGAAAACACACTTTCTCTGTTTTTTCTCGTGTCACTTATGGGTGTAGCTCAGTTGGCCAGAGCAGCGGTCTCCAAAACCGCGAGTCGCAGGTTCGAATCCTGTCACCCATGCAAGTTTGCACAAACTATAAATGTGTGATAGAATGTAGTAACACAGCTTCGGGCTGTAGCTCAGCTTGGTAGAGCGCCTGTTTTGGGAACAGGAAGTCGCAGGTTCAAATCCTGTCTGCCCGACGAATGACCGATGCGATTGAAAAAGATACTTCTAATGAATCAGTAATGTAAGTATCGGGCAAGGGGAAACTCTTGTCCCTAGCACTGGAACCTTCCAGTTTTGTTTTTCAGTTTCACATGTAGTACAATTGCTTTACCCGCAGTACAACCTCTTTTTCAGGTTTTTCTCGGTCATACAAATTTTGAAAGAAGCGCTAGGATTCCGTTACTTCTCGGATGAAATCTCCGCCAAGCTTTACGGGGATGAGGTTCAAACCCTCAACACGGATTCCGCTTTTACTCTTTCAATATGCGAAAGTAGCTCAGTTGGTAGAGCGCCTTCCTTCCAAGTAGGATGTCGCGGGTTCGAGTCCCGTCTTTCGCTCTAATACAGATGTGATTAGTCAGGTTACTTCCAACTGTTAATTGAAATCAACACTTGACTTACCGTGTTCTCTGTATTAAGCTTTACAATGTAATCAGGAATTCCTGAAGTGAAAATGACGAAAGGTAAATAACTATGTCCAAGTTCAATAACTCTTCTGCCCGCGCTCGCGCTGGAGCAGGACCCATCAACTCAACCACAGCCACTACCACTTTCAACGGTGCAAAGGGCTTCAACCGTGACGCCAAGTCCGAACTCTTCCTCGCCGCTGTCTCCGACTTCGGTGGAGAGGCTACGTTCTACGAAAGCGCCAGCAACCGTTCCGACCGTATCGCACGACTGACGGCAGAAGTTGCCGTACAGGATGTCGAATGGCTGACGAGCTTCACCACATGGCTCCGCGAGGAAGCCAACATGCGTACCGTCTCCCTGACCATTGCCATGGAAGGTGCCAAGGCACTCAACAAGGCCGGTATTCCGGGCGGTCGTAAGCTGGTCTCCAGTGCGATCCGTCGTGCTGATGAAGCCGGTGAGGCTCTGGCCTACTGGATGTCCTCTGTGGGCCGTAAGATCCCTTCTGCTGTCAAGCGTGGTATCGCTGACGGGGTTGTAAAGTCCTTCAACGAGTACTCGCTTGCCAAGTACGACACTTCGTCCCACGCATGGCGTTTCGGTGACGTGATCGAACAGGTGCACCCTTCCCCGAAGGATGAGCGCCAGTCCGATCTCTTCAAGTTCGCGCTTGATCGTCGTCGTGACGCTTCCGCCGAGCCTGCCGAGTCTCTTGTCATGCTCCAGAAGCGCAAGGCGTTCCTCGCCCTGACTTCGGAGCAGCAGAAGGCTCTCGTCAACTCCGGAGACGCCATCCCGGCTCTCAAGGAAGCTGGCCTTACGTGGGAGGTTCTGTCCTCTGCGTATGGTAAGGGTGGCCTAGATGCCAAGGCGTGGGAAGCTGTGATCCCTTCCATGGGCTACATGGCTCTGCTTCGCAACCTCCGCAACTTCGAAGAGAAGGGTGTGTCTGAGGCAGTTCTCGCTCAGGTCGCTGCCCGAATC